AAGTAGGAGTAGTACGTCGAGACGCCATCGTTCGCGTAGAGATAAATGTAGTTGCGACCATTTGGCTTGAAGTAGCCGCTGAACTGGTAGCCTTGCGAGTAGCCGAACGTGTACGCCTGGGCGATGCCATGTTGTGCGTTGTCGATTGTTTCCGCTATCTTGGTGGAGGTATAACGCCCGTCAGCCGGGTTGGCATAGACGAGGGTTGAACCCTGCGTCGGAGTAACATTGGTGGCCGTCCAAAAGGCAGTTTTAGTCAGGTCGTTTGGGTAGTAGCCCAAATTGCCAGCGAACCGCGCCTCACCGTAGGGCGTAATGTCCATCCAGTTGTTCGTGTTCCAGATGGTTCTTACCGCACTATCAAAATAGCCCTGAATGAAGGTTTTCTCGTTCGTCGTCATTGACGAATAGGGAATACCAATCAGACCGCTGATGCGGCTGGTGTATTCTGAGTAGTTGCGGTAGCCGCTCATTAGATTGTGGGTTGTGCGATAGCCGCCGCCTTCATGGCGTGGTAAACGGCTGCACCACCGGAGAGCTGCCGCTTCGTAGTGCGGGCCGACTCACCATTGATGAACGTAAAGCTGTTGCGAAGGCCGTTGTCCCTGGGACGATAACCAGGAGCGCGACACTGCGGGTTATCCACCAGAAACTCGGCCACAAATTCCTTTTCCTTCCAGCAACCAGGAACCAACTGGTTCCAGCGATGATAGAGACGAGCGGGAACAGACGCCACGCGCTGCCCCAAGCCCTCTTTTGTCATTAGCGATCCGGTAGCCTGCAACATCCGGCCCGTCGCATCCATATCCCTCTTTGCCTGTGCCTTCTCTTGCGGCAACTGGGCCACAACCGAATCAGTGAGTTCCGCCGCGATGGACTGCAAAGAGTCCCCCTTTTCCATTGGAATGATCATAGGTTTGTCGTGTAAAAAGAAAAGGGGGCGCGACTCAAAAGTTGCGAATCGCGCCCCCAGTTTTGCCTATCCCTAATTAGGGAAGCAGCGTGGCGTTCTGAACATTCAGATAAACGTCAAGCGAGCCAGCGGTCAGAGCGGACGGAGAGCCACCAGTCGCGTTTGTGAAAACGGCGACAAGGTTCTTCGACGCAGTGGCCGTAGCGTTGGTGAGGACCGGAACCGTCGAGGCCATGCCCAGAACACCAGCGGTAAGAACGGACTGAGCCGTAACAAACGCGCTTGTGCTGGTTGTGGTGCCAACGTTGATCGTCAGGGCAGTCGTGCCCGCGAAGGCAGTCGTGATGTTGACGAGCGCCTTGTCCACCAGCCACTTATCGGGCAGCGCACCAAGCGTAACGGTCACGGTGTCCGCAGTCAGAGTGGCGCTTGTGACGGCGACATCGGAATACGGGATCGTGTATTTAATGGTAACGCCAGCACAGCCACGCTCGATATCGGTGAGTGGGTACTTGCGGTTACCGGACAGTGTGATTGGGAAATCAGCCATGTTAGTAGTCTCCTGTTATTAGCTTGTCGCGGCGAACTTGCCGAGACCGAGCGGATTTTTGCACATAAGGCAGATCGAGGTACGGATGAAGCCGTTACGACCGCCACCGAAGTCAGGAAGCTCCTGGCTCTCAATGCCGAACATATAGCCCAATCCAACCAACTCCGTGTCCACAACGTAACCGCGAGCAAGCTGCTGGTTCGTGGTGGTGGAAGGAGCCGCACCGTCAGCCAGACCGTTGAAAAGGTCGGGGATGATGGTAACGCTGTTGAAGTCGCCCTCGTAGATCGTCACATTGAGGTCAATGCGGTGAGCATCGGCATCCTGTGTGACCATGTAGGTCTTGGTGGTACCAGTCGAGCCGGTGGCACGCTGGAAGTTGCTGATCGCCGCCTTGAGGGACGGGCCAGCAAACAGGGTGTAGCCACGACGGTTACCGACCTGCGTAAAGATCGACTTGAACACACCGTTGAAGGTGGACTCAGAAAGCGAAGCTGTCGCAGTCGCGTCGATGTTGGCGCTTGGGGTGCGGAACGCCGTTGGGATGTCAGAACCGGGAGTGGTGCTGATCCACTTGCCAAGAGCGCGGGTCTTGTAGGGAACAGAACCGTTGTCCTGCTGACGGTCGTTGTCGGAACCGATGGTGGCCTCGATGTCACGCTTGATTTCGCGCATCGCCTTCATCTTGGAGTTGCTAACCTCGTCGGAAACACCGGCTGGGATAGAAGCCTCCTGGTTACGAGACACCGCCCACGAACGGGCGAAGTTCTGAATGTAGTTGCCGATGCGGGCGCGGGTAGCGACCTGATCAGAGAACTGTTGAATGTCCTGACCCTCAAGGGTGCCGCCGATGCTCACTGGGAGCAGGCTGTCCACCTGCCACTCTTGGTAGGCATTGGACGGGCGTGTGGACTTGGGGAAGCTAGACGATTTTGGGCAATCCTCGGGTTCGAGAATTGTCAGGGCGTCCGTGAGATCCTCACGGTCACCAGCGGTATTGTAGGTTGTTGCGATAGCCATGACTTAACGAGTGGTATTACGAAGTTGAGATTTATTAGAGAGAAACTGGGCAAACTCCCTGCCGCTAATTCCGCCCTTTTCCTTTAACTGCTGTGTCAAGACCCCGGCTTTTTGCTTAGCCGCCGTCGTTACAAGAACTCTGTTGTTTGAGCTTACGCTGTCCGCACCAACGTCCACTTGGCTGTTGGCGGTACGCGCCTTGCTTGCAGGTTTCTTCGCCGCCTTGGACGCCTTTTGCTGCTCCACCAACACCTCGTATTTCATCCCCATAATCTGACGACCGATGATTGCATCGGCATCAGGGAGGTTGCGAAGCCACGGGTTTTGCTGGTAGGCCGCTTGCGCCGCAAGGTACTCGGGTGAAGCCTTGTCCCGCAGAAACGGGTACTTGTCGTAGGCCACCTGTTGAGTTTGCTGGCGTTGATTAAGGAAGGAAAGACGCGCCGGGATGTGATCCTCTAGGGTCACTCGGGCATTGCGCTTAATGGACCGCAAATCGTCCCGCTTGTAGAGTTTGCCGTCGAGACGGACACCCTCCGAAGGGAAATCTTCGCGCTCCAACTGATCCTCCACGAAACGAATGGCTTCTTTGGCTTCCTTCTGCAAGGCAACCAGGCCATTGACATCATTCACGTTCGCCAAGGGCATGACGCCCGAGGGAAGCGGAACAATGGGGGCAGCGGCTTCTTGGGCTGGGGGCTGCTGCGTTTGCAGCATTGCCACCTTAAGCTCATTGATTTGCCGCTCCAAATCCTTCCGTTTCGCTACTTCCTTACCAATCCTGCGATTAAGAATATCTTGTGACTTAGGGTCGAGAGAGTTCTCGGGTGAAAGAGCTTTGTCCTCCGTCGCCTTATCTTCTGCTTCGGGCTTTGCCTCGGCATCCGTTTCGGTGGCGGTTTCGGCAGAGTTGGCCTCATCAGCCTCCTCCGTTGTTGTGGTTGGTTCCTCGGTCGTTTCGGGAGCCTCCGTTTCCGGTGCCTCCGACGCTTTTTCCCCTTCCACGTTTGCGGGAGCCACTTGCGCTACGTCTCGTTTGAAGAAACGCCTCGCTAGCTCTGGGCCGCTTAGATTGGCAGGACCGTTTTTCTCAGTGGCGGTTTGGGCTTTCGCCTCGGGCTGCACAGGAGCCGTAGTAATACTGTCGGGCATGATTAAGGATCAAGAACCTATTAGCTCGGCTAATTTAGCCGATAAGTAATGCTAATGTTAGTCACTTTCCTGTTCGTCAAGCCTGTTTTCCAAATGGTCCAAATAATTGCGATAGATGCCCACAATGTCGTTGTAGGCCCTGCTTTCCCCCATCGCCGCCAGCGTTAGACGCTGATCCTTCACACTATCGACCGAAATGGCGTAATTGTAAGCCTCGTCCCGCAGTTCCTCGACGAGTTCAATGAAAGCCTCAAAATTACTGTTGGGGATGAGCGTCTCCATAGCGCCCCGAAGCCTCGCGTTGCGAACCTCTACCCGTTCAGTACGTTTCATTAGGCTTTCATTACCGGCCCTGGCATGGATGCGCCCCGGCGTCCAATTTCCTTATTCTGCTGCTGCATCTGCTGGAATTGCACCTGTTTGGCGTAAGCCTTAACACGGTCGGCAAAGGGTTTGTCGCGCTGGAGGCGTTTCTGGACATCGGGCGCACCGCCAATCCAGTTCTTGAGGGCTTGCATGGCCAACTGCGGGGGTGTTCCCACGCGCATATTGACGTTAATGCCCGCAGAGAGCTTGGAAAGGTCGTCCTGCACCTCTTTGACAACCTTCTGGGAGCCGACGCTTGACGGCTGCATGATGCGCTCGGCCACATTGGGGTCAGATGACTCCATTGCCCACGAAACCAGCTCAGACCAATTAACCGAGCCGTCGCGGTCATACTGGGCAAGCTGAACAACCGAGGCGATCTTGTCCTTAACCTTCTGGGAATCGAGGTTTTCGACGTTCCAGCTCATGTAGAAGTCAAAGCTCTCCTCTTCCGTCCCCTTCTCAAAAAGCATGGGGTCGGCCTCGCGCAGGCCGATGACGCGGAAAAAAACCTGCTCGCTGCCAAACTGCTTGTAGAGTCCCCAAACCTGCTGAAACGCTTTGCAGAGGCCCGTAAGGAATTTGTCGATTTCGCTCTGGTTCTCCAGCGGGGAAACCTGCGGATCTCCCTCAACGGAGGCAAAGCCGACGTAATCCTTGGCGTTGGAAGCCAAGCGATCCTCGGAACTGTCGTTATTCATGTCCGGCATGATGCGGTCCATGAATCGAACTTCGTCGGGACGGCTTACCGGGATGCGAGCGCCGGGGCCAATGCGGCTCGGGGGCTTTCCAACCTTGTAAAGAATTGTGGGGATGACCGAAATTGAGGCGGCATCAATGCGGCTGTCCTTGTGCGCCTTAATCTGGTCCTGCAACGGCTTCAACGGCTCGGGCAGACCACGAGAATCATGCAGGCGGCGGGAAAGGTACTCGCGGCGATGGATGACGAACGGGTACTGGCCGTGGGCGTAGCCGAGCAAGCTAAACTTGGCGTAACCGGGCTGATCCTTGTCGGGGGCCAGGTTGGGGTTAAAGACCGTCAGGTAGATGCCTGGAACGCCATCCTCGTCACTCAGCCGTTGATAGGCAAAAACAACGCCGATCATGTCGGTATTGCGCTGCTGGGTAAAGATGAACGAACGGCTTTGCCATTGCTGGAACTCAACCGGCTGCAATGTCAGAAGTTGTCCCCGGCAGGTCTCGATTGCCTTCTCAACCCAGTCTTTGTTCCAGCCCTCGGAATTGGCAAAGGAACGAAGTTTCTCGGGGGTAAAGTATTGGACTCGGTATATCCCAGCAGCGTTTTCAATATCAGTTGTGGAGCTACTTACGAACAAGTCCGAATCCAAATTGAAGGCACGCAGTACGGGACGGCTTTTCTCTTTGCCAAGCGTGGCAACAGTCGTCTCGCCCGTCTCACGAAGCTCACGAATCATTCGCTTCGCCTTGCCCTTGGAGCATCCGAATTGCTCCTCAAATACAGCCGCAATTTTGTCTGCAAGGTCCGGTGTCGCCAACATCATTGGCACATCAAACTGCGGGAACTGCGCTTGGAAATCGTCAAGGCGGAGCGTCGTCAGGGTCTTTTCCTGCGTCGTCTCCCAGAACTGGCCGGTAACACCAATGCCCTTCTCTTGGATGTAATTGGCCAGAAGCTCAATCTCGCGGTCCACATCGGGCATCTGCGTCTGGATCAGCCAGCGCATAAAGTTGGAAACCACGCGGCTGCGCTTGATGTCGTTGCCCTCGATTGGCGTGGCAGACAGCGCACCGCGCTTGAAAGCCATACGCATCATCGCAACCTTCTTGTTGATCAGGTTGTCGGTAAGGTAAACGCGAAGGTCACTAGCGCCATCCCACGGTGTCGGGTCAATCTTGGACCCCTCGCGGGAGTGCTTCTTGCCGTCAGCGGTTTGGCCGGTCCAGAGGGCGTAGCGCGTCTGGTAGTTCTGACGGCATTGGTCGATGTACGGCTGGCTCTCGGTAATGGCCCGCTGGAAAGCATCCTTCAGGGCGCTAAAATCGGGACCGTCCTCCCCTTCGGGAGCCAGTTGTAGGGCCGAATTGGGGTTCGGTTGGGTTAAACTTCCGCTAAAGCTGCTCAATGGGCTACCATAAGTTGAGCTAATGGTAGCTTGGCAAGCACTTTTTTAGTATCCGCCCGTTTTGCCGTAAATGAGGTTGCTGTCGGCTTTTGGCGTTTCAACAAACTGGGCATCTGAGACGGCTATGTAGCGCAGGCAGTCAATGGGGTCTTTGGTGGCCTCGGTCGTGCCGCCGCGCCCGGTGTATTCACCGAGGGCGTAGATGATGTTGGCGCAACGGTCGGAAACGTAAAAGCTGGGGGCATTAACGCTGCTTCTTGGCTGCGTGTCGTCGTAAGCCATCTTGTTCTGCAAGAGTTGCAGCCCGTTCTCGATGTCCACGCCGGGAGCCGCCATGACAATGAAATCGGCATCGTCCAAGTCGGAGATGATAGTCGTGGCACCGTCAGCACTCTGGCGTTCAGCGGCACCGAGGCGGGGGTCAATGAAGCGTTCATAGATGGGTTCGCCCTCCTCCAGCCCTAGGATAAGCTCCACATAGCCCTTTATGCCCTTTCCTACGCCCTTCTGGGCCGGTCCGGTCTTTCCCTCGACTGTTGGCCCTGGCAGCGCCCAATCGTCGTAATCGGGCCATTCCCGGTACACCCACCATGTTCCAGCCGAATCAATGGCAACCCACGCGACAAACCAGTTCTTTTTGCCAGCCGGATCAATGGCCATGTAGCGCGTAACCGGGTATTTCGGGTCTTTTACAAACGGCAAGTCCTCATGCTTTACCACGTTTACGTCCTTGCTGAACGTGGGGAAGGCACCGGAAACGCTTTTGGTGGGGATGCCGTAAGCGCGGGCGAGGATCTCGTCCCTTGGGCGGCTCTTTAACTTTTGAATGAAGCTATCGTCCCCGAGGAAGGAATTAAGCTCCGTCCAGAAGTAGTAAATGCAGGTCTCGGGGTTGCTTAAACTTTCTTGGATAATCGGTAGTTCCCGACCAAGCAAAGGTGCGTAGGCGCTTTTA